ATCTACTCCCGCTTCTGCCCATCCTATGCTGTACTCTATGTCTGGAATAACGGATTTCAAGGCTTGAGTTAATGCTTGTCCAACTTTTTCTCCACATTTTTCTGTTCTGGAAATGGCTTTTAGGTAATTATTGAATAGTTCTGTTATAGAAGTTTTCTTTTCCATATTTCCCTCCTGTCAGCATTGATGTTATTTTTTTGGAGTTGATTTTGAATTGCTCTTATGACACGATGGTAAATTTGCGATACTCGTTGCCCAGAGATTGACCATTCTTTGGCGATAGTGCGAAGACTTTTTTGTTCTAGGAGACCTTCCAGAATTTTCCTCTCCCTACCATGTACAAGAGACAGAATCTTGGTGAGATCCAGTTGATTTTCAAGCATTGTGTCGAAATCACTGTCAATTAAATCATCAAACGTCCCGTGTGGTATTTCTTCTACTGCTTCAGTTCCTGTGAGGAGATCCATTATCGTTTCAACTGATTCACAGTCAGGCGATTGGTGAGAGTGGATAAAGCGGGTGATGAATCCATAAATCCACCAGGCAGCATAGGTCGTGAAAGAGAACCCCAGTTCAGGACGAAATTTTTCGATTGCTCGCATTATGCCAAAGATGCCTTCGGTGACCAGATCATCAATATCGTAAGGTGGAGGAGGGTCGAAGCGCACTGCAATCAGAATGGCCATTGGGACACATTTGAGGATAATCTTTTCCTTAGCTTTCTCATCACCTTTCCGGTATTGCTCATGCAGTTCGTTACAGCTTTCTTCTATGGTTGGTACTTGCCAGTGGAATCCCTGTACTTTTGCACTATGGGAGGCAGGAAAGAATAGAGTAATGGGGTTCTTCATTCTTCATCCTCCACTCGCTGTACCTTCTGGAAATCCCAGTCTCCATCTTTGACAAGAGCGGGTAGGTCTTTGTCTGTCCACTGTTTATGCCTTTCAATACCTACCCGGATACACTCCCATTCCAAGCGTTCAAAAATTTGATTCGTTATCTCTTCTGCTTTGGAAGAATCAATTCCAGCGTCAAGGAGAATAGCAAAGATTAGACCCTTTGGTGTGAACCTATAAACTTTATCTTCTGGAGAGTTCATTTGGTTTTTCTTGGCCATTGCGATCACCTCCGGATCTTGGTCTGCTTCCTTATAACATACCCAATAGTGAAAGTCAAGCCCTCCCTCCTTGTGAATATTGGTAAAATGTGTTACAATAAATAGGGAGGTGAGTTGATTTGTACTCGCCGAAGTTTGAAAGAGCAGTTGATCTTGTTCTGAAGCATGAAGGGGGATATGTTTATGACCCCGATGATCCCGGAGGGGAGACCAAATTCGGGATCAGTAAGAGATCTTATCCAGATGAGGATATTAAGGAATTGACTGTTGAGCGTGCCAAGGAGATTTACTGGAAAGATTTCTGGGTACCAAACCGCTATGAGGAAATTGAGTATGAGCCTCTTGCTGTAAAAGTTTTTGACGTTGCTGTCAATCTTGGTTCTCGACGGGCGAATATGCTCTTACAGGAAGCTCTGTGTGACATTGGCCAATTGGTGGATATTGATGGGATAATTGGGCCGCAGACCCTTACAGCTACCAATTCTATCAGTGGCGATTTTCTCTTGCGGGCATTTGTTGTTGAGGTTGGAAGCTATTACATTGATACCGCTTTACGGGTACCTAAATTGAGAAAGTTTTTATATGGTTGGCTTTTCAGACTATTTGATGGATTGGAGTTGAAAACATGGGAAAAAAGGCGAAGGAAAAAGTGAAGAAGCAGTATGAGGAGGAATTGAAAGAATACATCAACACAGTTATCTCTGAGTACGTTGATCTGGTTCCGATAATTCGGTTGTATCTTGTCCACTGGATGGAACAGGAACACAACGATAAGGGAAGCTCTTTCTCCATGACTTACAATCCAGAGATTTTCTCTGCTTCTTTTTACATCTATCGAGGGGTATTTCAGGAAATTCCAGAAGAAGGTCTTACTCCAGGGTTTAAAGATTATATCCGCTACTGTCTTGCTCATGAGTTTGGGCATTGTTTGATCTGGGAGCTTGATGGCAAGAGTTCTTCAGTTGAGAAGGCGGCAACGCTTATTGGAGTGTTGCTTATGCGTTTACATGAATATATTACAGGAGGTTAGGATGGCTTACGCAAGATGGTCATGGAGTGATTGGTATATATTCTGGCATGCTTCAGATGCGAAGAGAAAAGAGGATGAGATTTTAGCAGTATGGCATATAGGGTCAAAGGATTACCCTACTTACAACTATAGGGAGGTTAAAGAAATGCTTAGGAATAATGATTTTTCAAGAATTGAAGGGTATTCACCTCAAGATCACATTTTCCTTCGGGAAATTTTTGAAATATGGATAAGCGACATTGATAAGTGGTATCAGGAGCGTGGTGATGAGTGCACATCCACTACATAACAGGGAGTATTGATGGCTGTAGCCTTGTCCAGTGCTATATTCCTGCCAAATATTTATCCCGCCTTCCTGATGTAAAAGCAACTATATCCTCTTACCCTGAATACATAGAAGATCCAGATCTTCATAAAGCTGATCTCGTAGTTTTACAACGCCAGATAAAGAATTCTGTTTTCCAGTACATGAAAAAGAATAAATCCAATCAGCTATTTATCTATGATCTTGATGATGACCTCTGGGCAATTCCGCCCGATTTTCCTACCAAACCGCTCTGGCCAGACAAGAAGCTGGGGATTGTGAAAATTTTCATTGAGGAATGTGGCATTTTAACTGTCCATTCAGAAGGAGCTTATAAGAATTTGAAAGAGAGATTTCCCGGAGCAAAGATTTATTTACTTCCTCCTCTTGTTGATTTTGAAAGAGCTGTATCAAAAAGAAGACCGAATCGCTCTGAGATCAGAGTGGGATGGCAGGGATCGTCTTCTCATATGAAGATAGCTGAACATGTAGCTCATGCAGTGGTTCAGGTAATACGAGGAGATCCTGATATACGAACTGTCTGGTTGGGGTTTCTTCCTACTCCAGTGAAGCGTCTTCCTTGGTGGCAGTGGGAATACTATGACTGGGTTGACATTGACCATTTTTATGAAGTACTTGGAGCACTGGATATTGATATTGGATTAGCGCCTTTACCTTCAATTCCTTTTACTGCAACTCGTACAATTAGAAAGCTTTTGGATTATGGTATGTTCAAGATTCCGGTAATAGCTACAGATATTAAACCTTTTTCTTCTTATCCTGATCTCTATTATCCCGTTGATGCATCAAATAAATTGAACAAATGGCGGAGGGCAATTATTGATATGGTGGAAAATAAAGATTTGCGAGAAGAGTACGCTGAACGTCTTTATACATTCACGAAGAAATATGATGCAAAGGAGCGGGTAAAGGAATGGCTCGACGTATACAAAGAAATACTCGCATTGTGTTCTTAAGTGAAGCTGATGATTGTTGCTTATGGAAAATATGTGATGAGCTGGCTCCAGCTACTCCAAAGAATCTCATTTTTCATAAGGTCTGCGGAGTACAGAATTTTGTACAGTTTGGGAAGGAAAAGTTTTTTATTCTGAATCGGATTGGTGGGCGTCTTAATAGTCTTGTTCATAACTGGTTGTTGAGCTTGATGGAAGATCCATCCAAGCGTTTCGTCTACTTTATTGATGATGCGATTGATTATCGAAATGATAATTTGCCTTGGAAGTTTATGGAAAAGGCAACTGCCATCCTCGTTCCGACAAAGTCAATGAAGGAATATCTGATTGAAAAGAATAGTGATATAGCAAACAAGATTGCAGTGGTACGCACTCATATCAACCTTAAACTGCTTGCTCATGTTGCTCCACTGGCCAGAATAGATGACCGTATCCAGATTATGTGGGGAGGTGGCGGATTGACTGGATTGCCAATCATCAAAGACATAATAACTTATCTTGACCAGAAGAGAAAGGATGTAAGATTATTCTGTGTTGGTGCGAAAATAGGATTGGTACGGACATATCTCGAACCAGTACGGAATATTGATATTCGCTATTTTGAATTTCTTCCATACAAGGACTTTGTGAGTATTTGCAAGGCTTCGTTGATTCATCTCAATCCATTGTGCCCAGAAGAGGCAAACATTCTTGTTCATGATTTGAAAGATCCAGAAGCTTTTATAAGAGTTAAAGCACCGATTAAATTCATACATGCTGGGGAAGCTCAAAAAGTTTTGATTACTACTGCTATTCCTTCTTATGAAGAAGTAGTGGTGCATGGGGAGAATGGATTTTTAGCTCGGAAAAAAGATGAGTGGATTGATCTCATTGATTATCTTCTGGATAATCCTGATCGAATAGAGGATATAGGGAAGAAAGCTCGGCAGACAGTAGAGGAGAAGTTTGATACTTCTTTGCTTGTTGATCAATATCTTCAAGTGTATCTGGGTGATGAATATGAGAAGATCGTCATGGAGCCGGGAATTTCTTGATGAGGTTATCAGAAAATATCTCTCTCATTTTGATCCAATTGAAGAGTGTATTAACTTCCAACTCTCTTCAATTGCTGGGATGTATGATGTAAAACTGTCTTCAATTGGTGCTCGTGCAAAAGAATATGTAACTCCTCTTGAAGATGCGTTTGTAGAGGCGATTGACAAGAAATACCGCTGGGCTTCCTCTCCAGAAGGAGTGATGTGGGCTCTTTATATCAATGGTCACAGTTACAAGGAAATTGCTGAGATTTTTGGGTGTGCCGTTGGGACAGTGTGGAATATGATTGTTGATTTTCAGAAAAAATTGAAGAATTTATGATATAATACTAATGAGATGGATGCGTTGTCCACATTTGACGTTCTACCACAGAGGTTGAAACGAGATTTAGGAGGGCGGAGGAGTGGTAAGAAAAGCAAAAAGAAAAGGAAGAATAGAAAGAGAAATAGAAAGAAAACTTCTCACTCCTGAAGAGAAGACTTATATCAAATTACGTGCTGCTGGAGTTTCCAAGGATGATGCCTATGCAATGGCCTTTGAGGAAGATGGAGGAAGCTGGGAACTGACTCAGAAGGCAACTGCACTTGAGAAACGTGAGGATATCGTTGCTGAGCTTCAGCGACTCAAAGAAGAGCTGAAGAAGAAGATTGTTGAGGAAGCTCCTAATGCCTTTGAACGTCTTGTTGAGCTTTCCAAATACGCTCGCAGTGAAAAAGTCCGTCTTGACGCCAATAAGAATATCCTTGATCGAGCTGGTTTCAATGAGCCAGTGAAACTTCAGACGCTTGCCATTTTTTCTTTTATGACTCCTGAACAGCTCAAAGAAATGCTTCGAGCACATATGTTGAGGTCTCTGGAGATGATGGAGAGTGCCCGGAAGGAAGAAGAATAATCCTTTTGAATTAAATATTCCAGACTTTGCAGAATATTCTAAGTTATTCAGTTATGTACCTCACCGTAAACAGTTAGAATTTCATCAGCTCCCTCAGAGAATAAGAGTATTCAGCGGCGGAAATCGAAGTGGAAAGACGACCGCCGCACTTTATGACTTTATTTATGCTGCTCTTGGTATCCATCCTTGGCAGGATTGGCCACCTCCTCCACTGCGCCTCCGTGTAGTGGGTCCCGATTTTAATGTTGTTATAAATGAGATCCACCTTCCTCGTTTTCGGGAGATCCTTCCAGAGGGTTCTTATGTTTGGCACGCGGAAATGCGGACTCTTGAACTGTTTAATGGTAGTACAATCAATTTTCGTAGTTATGATCAGGATGTAAGCAAGTTTTCTGGTAGTTCTCTTCATGGTGTTTGGTTTGATGAGGAACCTCCTCAGCGAATTTACAATGAAAATCTCATGCGGGTGCTTGATACAGGTGGAAAAATATTGATGACATTTACACCTTTGAGCGGAATAAACTGGCTTTATGATCTTGTTTTCTCAGATAAGAAAGATCCATTGACAGGTGAACCGCTTGTAGGGGTAGTTTTCGTCAGCACTTATGATAATCCCTATATCAAAGAATCGGACATTGAAGCGGTCAAAGCTTTATGCCGAGATGAGGATGAAATTGCAGCCCGTTTTGAAGGTAAATTCTTTACAAGGAGTGGTCTTGTATATAAAGAGTTTGATCCTCGAATTCATGTTGTTGATCCTTTCCCCATTCCTGACGACTGGATGATCTGTATTTCTATTGATCACCACACAAGAAATCCACAAGCTGTTGTTTTTACTGCTATTGATCCAGATGATAATGTTTGGCAATATGATGAGTTTTATGAACCCACCCTTGTACCAGAGGTTTGCAAAGCGATAAAGGAAAAGACAATGGGAAGAAAGATTTCAATTGCATTGATTGATGTCAATGCTGCTACTCCAGATGCCGTTACTGGACGATCTGCAAAGAATGAGTACTGGCAGAATGGAATTTATGTTCAGCCAGCTAAGAAAGGAAAGCATTCGGTGCTTGAGGGAATTGGAGTTGTGAGAGAATACCTTGCTAATCAAAAACTCAAGATCTTTCGTTGCTGTCAAAATACTATTCGGCAAATAGAGATGTATCGCTGGGCAGAATGGACTCATCGGTTGAGGGATAAACGAGATCCCAAGGAGGTGCCACTCAAGAAGGAATCCCATTTGCTGGACGCACTCCGCTACTTAGTTCATATGCGTCCTAAATATCGTCCTCCTGCTTTGACTTCAGTACGTCCGCCACGTTATGAACCTCTTTTCAGGAAGACGGGATACTGAGTCTTTCTGAAAAAGAGACACATTTTATGGTATAATTGAAATAGAAAAAGAGAGGAGTTGATTTTTATGCCTGATCCCAAGTATCAAGGATCTGATATCCGTATCGCCCGCCGAATAGCTCGAAAGCATGGCCCTGATATTGAGAGACGGAGAATCAGGGTTGAGCAGTTTCTAAGTAAAGTTCAATCTGCTGCTCGTCGTACTGCCAAAAAGAGAAATGCTGCTCAGGCTGAGATGGAGCAGTTGCGCCGTCAGATAGCTTCTTCCTTTGAAGCTCAGCTTGAAAGAGAACAGCGAGTGCTTTCTGATTGGGCTCAGAGACAGCTTTCTCGGATGCAGGATCGCTTACTTTCCTCTGTTTCTCCAGAAGACATTGCTTCCATTGAGAGAGCGCAGAGAAAGTATAATAGTTTTGCTGAACTTATCAAAGATTTGGAAGGGTGAGTACGATGGCAAAGAAAAAGATTGGAGGGCATCCTTTTGAGGTCGAGGATCGAGAGCCTCTGGAAGTGGATCGCAGGGAAGTGGATGTATCTGATATCATCATTTCGGAACTTCAGCAGATCCCTATTCCTGAAGGTTTTTACATTTTTTCCGTCCTTCCTCGACCGACTGTACTAAAAGACGAATAAAGGTGATAGTATGGCGAAATTCAAAACTCCTGCTGGGAAGGAGATAGATGCGAGTTATATTCGCAATCTGTACAATGAGGTAAAAGTTTGGCGACAGCCTTATTATCAGCGCTGGATTAACTACTACAAGCAATACCGCAGTTATCGTGAAGAAGCTAATTATCCCTTCCGAAGCTCACTCTTTATCCCTTATACATTTTCACTTGTCGAGCACGTTGTTCCTTCCACTCTCTCATCTATCTTCTCTTCTGAACCAGTTATTTCTGTCTCTCCCAGAAAAGGTGCTGTCGCTGAGCTTGCTACATTGATTGAAGAGGTTCTCAACTATTTCATTGAGGATAATCGCCTCAAGCTTTATTTCCGTCTTGAAGATTTCTTCAAAGAAGCTGCTATCTATGGAACAAGTTTTGCCCGTATCCTGCCTTCTTTTACCAAGGAGAATTTTTACAATCCTATTACTGAGGAATTTGCTCCTTTTCTTGATTATATCAAGGTGGAGCCCATCGATCTCTTTCGTGTTTATCCTGACTGGCGAGCTTCTGATATTGACGATATGCGCTTCATCATTATTGAACATGAGAAGTCTGAAGATGAATTGTATGAACTTGCAGCTCTCGGATTGATCAAGAAAGAGATAATTGATGAATTGGCTTCAACGGGTGAGATAGATAAAGCGAAGGCTGAGCGTTTAGGTGAGGTCGGTCTGAGCCATACTACCACAGGAAAAGAGAGGAAATTCTTCAAGGTACTTGAGTACTGGGATCGCAATTGTGTGATCTGGGTTTGCGAGGATAGAGTAATCAAGGAAGTGGAGAATGTCCTTGGTGTATTTCCCTTTGTCATGATGCAGTATACTCGTGTTCCTCATGAGTTATACGGTATTGGCATTCCTGAAATGGTTGCTGATCTCCAGGAGGAATTGAATACTATACGAAATCAGAGGATTGATAATTTGAATCTTATCATAAACCGTATGTTCATTGTAAACAAACTGGCAGATATAGATATGGATTCATTAGTTTCTTATTCGGGAAACTGTATCCTGACGAACGATATTGATGCTATCAAACCTCTGGATACACGTGATATAGTTCGCAGTTCTTATCTTGAGGAGGATATAATCAAGGCTGATATTGAAGAGACAACTGGAATTACACGTTACACAAGAGGATTACCGCCTACTCGCCGTGAGCCTGCAACCACTACCATTCGTCTCCAGCAGGCAGCTTTTGTCCGCTTTGATGCCATTATGAAAATGATGGAGTATGGCGTTATTCGGGAGATCGCTTCAATCTTCCTTAGCTATATTCGCAAATACCTTCCTCCTGAGAAGTTTGCTGAGATAGTGGGTTACAATGAATTTATTGAGCGTGGTGGGCCGCTTTTCTATATGATTCCTCTCAATGATATCCTGAAGAATTACCACTTCAGACCAGTTGGCTCAGCTATCACTGGAGTACGTGAATTGAGAACACAGCAGTTGCTGAATGCCTTTGCGATGTTTGCTAAATTCCCATTCACCAATGTTTATGAGTTTGCCAAACTCGTTCTTCGTGAAGGTTTTGGTATTAAAAACATTGATCAGCTCCTCCTCCCTCCTCAGTCGACCGGGGGACCTCCTGGACAACCTCAGCCAGAGGCCCAGCCCGCAGAAGCTGGACAACCTCAGGAAATGGCTGGGGCCCAGGGGCAATCTCCCACTCAGCTTCCCGGCCAGGCTCTTGAACCAGTAGCTCTTGAAGAGCTTGCTACAAGGGGAAGCGAAAACGAGGGTGTAAATACAGAGTCTTTACTTCGTGGATTGGCAGGAATAGTTACTTCAGTAGAAGGGAGGTAACTAATGCCTGGAGTAAGTCGTTCTTTTGCAGGCCCAGTAAGATTGAGTGATCTTTTGGCAATGGAAGAAGCAAGGGGAACCATTCCCACTACTGATGAATTGATTGATATAGCTCTTAACTGGGTAACACCTTTTTCTTTGATAACTCGACCTCAGCTTCTTTCTTTTACAGCAAAAGAGTTAATTCCTGCTTTGCAAAAAGCGGGTCGTCCTTCTTATTTTATTGACCGTGTGAAAGCTATCTTGGAAGAGTTACCAGAAAGAATTTATGAACCGGTCAGTGAAATGACAACTCCAGCTTCTTTTCCTGAAAAATATTCTAAACTTTTTGGAAGAAATTTAGGAGACATTGAATGGTATTTGCGTCATCTTCGTAAAGTACGAGGATCATCAATACGTCCTCTTGGGAAAGTCTCTCCATTTCTTATTGCACTTAATCCTGAGTTGATGCGTACTACGACTCCAGTCCATGAAATGATGCATTATTGGACTGCACTTGAACATCTCCCTTTGGGAGTACAAACTCTCCTCTTAGAGACTCATATGGATATACCCATTACTCAACGTGCACTTCACGAAGTTCTTACTTCAACTGCTTTATCTTCTCCTAGTGAATATGGTGCTGAATATGCAGCACGGTATCTTACTGCTTCACCTCCTGAAGTACGAGAGTTTTGGATGCGAAGAATAGAAGAATTGCCACCTGCTTACAGTAATTGGATTAAAGATATACTTCGCACATTGCTTGAATAATTAAAGGGAGGAGGAGAACATGTATTTTGATGATGATCGTCGCAAGGCAGTAGAAGAACTCTCACGCCAAACTCCAAATGAACAGGTTATCAGTAAATCACATGAAATTATTGATAAAGGTTCTGCTTATGCCAGTTTGAAAGACAATCGTGGCTGGAAGTTCCGCGTAGAAGAATTTATTCAACCTCGCCTCTCTATTGATCGTTTCCTGACTGCTGATAAAGAAGACCTTCCTTATGTCCAGCATGAAATGAAAATTCTTAGTGAGTTGTTGAATTTTGTGGATAACCGGATTGCGCAGGCTAATGCAGAGCAACGTTTGTTAGAGAAATTGAAAAAATCCTAAATTATATGTTATAATTGGATAGAATAGTGGAGGAAGTAACTAAAATTTTAGACTGAGGAGGGATCATGTATGGCAAGGAAGAAGCAGGAAAATCTGGAGGAAAAGATAATGGAGTCTGAGCTTGGCCCCACAGCGGATGATATAATGAAGCTGTGGAATGGGACAGGCTCGACTGAGGAAGAACCAGAGGTCACTGAGGAGGAGAAGGGAACGGAGGAGCCCACGGAGGAGGAGAAACCTCAGGCAGAAGAGGAAGGGTATGAGGATCTTCTGAAGCTTTTGCCTGAGAAGTTCCGGAGTCAAGACCCGAAAGAGGCTCTCAAGCGATTTGTAGAGTCTTATCGGGATCTTGAGTCACGGCTAACGCAGACCTCTATGGAACTTACGGAAGCTACCAAACTGTTGCGCACACTTGCTGGCGCTTCCTCTGCGCAGCCTGTGCCTGAGTCACAGTCTCAGAAGGAAGGAGAGGATGTTAACATTAAATTTGATATTAAGCCGGACGAGTATTATCAGAATCTACCTGAAGCAGTTCAGAAAACTGTGGTTCAGGCAATTAAACAGGCAGTACAGCAGTATCGCCCTGACCAGTACGCTGCACAGGCAATGCAGCAGGTAATGGCGCAGATGGCTCTTGCGCAGTTGCGTTCTCGTGATCCGAAGACTTTTGAGCTGGTAAAGGGTGATCTCCTACAGGTGCTTCGTGAGAAGCCTCATCTTGATACCATTGAAGGGCTTGAGATTGCGTACGAGGAAGCGAAACAGCGGTACAAAGCGCGGCAGGAGGAGCTCCGTAAGCAGCTCATAGATGAGAACTTTGTCAATTCCCTCAAGGAGGGAATCCTCAGAGAGATTGCTGCGAAGGTGGGATCTCAGGCAAGGGAAGCTACTGGTGTTCCCCAAGAAGCGACCGGTGGTGGATCTTCTGAGGTTGCCAAGAAGGAGGCAGAGAAGAAGTCTCCTTCCGAGGTACTCTCTGATATGATCATGTCAGTTGGAGCAAAGGCTCCACTTCTGACTGAAGACTTCTAACCTTCTAAGCAATCAAAATTTTACGGAGGTGAAAGAAAGTGGCTACCGTTATAAGTGGTGCTGCCGGGACTTTTGACGTTCTGGCTCAGAGGCTTGTTGTGGATATGTCTCCTAAGATCTATCTCCTTGAACCGGATTCGGCCCCGCTTACAGTTCTTCTCAACAAGCTTACCAAGGAGAAGGCTGAGAATCCTAGGTACGACTGGATGGAAGATGAATTGATGCCTAACTGGACTAACATTACCAACAATGCTGGCACTGGAACCACCATTACTCTTGGTGCTTCTGCTGGTGCGACCGGACATGCCAAGTATGTTACCAAGTATTCGCTGATCAAGGTGCCCTCCACTGGGGAAGTTATGCTGGTTACGGCTGTCAATGAGTCCACTGGGGATATTACCGTGACTCGTGGTTATGGTACCGATGTATCTTCAGTGGATGGTTCTTCAACTCCTGAACCTGTGGTTATTATCGGTACTGCGTTTGCTGAGGGTGCTGCTGGTTCTGAGCTGACTCATCACACCACCAAGCAGACCGGTAATTACAATTATATCCAGATCTTCCGTGAGCCTGTGAAGGTTACCAGGACTGCTGCCCTCACCAATATGTATGGTGGGAAGCTGCGGGTTACCGAGCAGGCGAAGAAGGGTATTGAGATTCTGAGGAACATTGAAAACGCTTTCCTCTATGGCGTTCGGTACCTTGATTCCAGCGGTGAGCGGCGCACAACTGGTGGGGCTCTCTATTTTATCAGCACCAATTCTACCAATATAGGTGGGTCTCTTACCTACACTCAGCTTGAGAACTTCCTGCGTTCTGTTTTCAGGTATGGACGTCAGAGGAAGTTCTTGATTGCTTCACCGCTCGTAATGTCTGCTCTCAGCATTATAGCTGAGGCGAGAGGCTCTGTCCGTCTGGTACCGAAGGCCACTTCCTATGGTGTATCCATTCGCCAGTGGAGCTCTCCTCATGGAGACATTATGCTCCTGAAGGATGTAAACCTGACTGGTTCTACCTATGGTGGGTATGGTATTTGCCTTGAGCTTGAAGAGTGTGGTTTCAGATACATGCAGGACGTGACTCTGGAGACCAATGTACAGAACCCTGCTGATCTGTTCTATCTGGACGTGTACACTGCGATGGTGGGCTTTGAGCTGCACAACGAGCAGAAGCACGGAGTAATGTATGGAATTAGCGGTGGTAGTGGCAGCTAATAACAGCGAATGTTAGTTCGTTGTTTAAATTTTAGAATGGGGAGGGAGTAAAATCCCTCCCCTTTTCTTTATGCTTTAATTGTGAAGGAGGGTAAGATGCCAGTAACGGGGAAAGGAAATGATGATCTGAAGGAAATAGAAAAAATACTGGAACGGAATAAGTCCAAACCATTTGTTAAACGCATTTTACAGTATAGGCGATATCCGAAACTGAAGATAAATAATCGTGAGGCTACCCATTTAATGACATGGATGGAAGTAGGGAAGGGACGATATGCTGTATTTCCCACGGTTTTGTACGAAAAAGGTAAGTTAATCCGTTATTCTCCTAGAAAAGCATGGGAAAAAGTGCGTGAGAGCGGGAATTATATTCTTTTCCATAGCCCGGAGAGGGCTGATTGGTTTTCAAAGAATTACAAAAAATATTGGCAAAGATAGAGATTTCTAAAATAGACTGAGGAAGGAGGAGATGAGCAATGGCTAATAAAACAAAAAGCTGGACGTTTTACAGCAGGCACAAAAACTTGCAGATCTGGTTACGGCAACCTGTGGAGACGTATGATACACGAGGAAAATTGCGTGTGGTTGATCCTGGAATACTTGTTGAATTTGAAGGAGGGCATTACAGTACAACTGATCCTGTGATTGCGGAAGGGCTTATGAAGCATCCAGATTTTGGCCGAACTTTTGAGTTATTCAAGGGTAATCCAATCTCTCCAGAAGAGATGAAAGAAAATGCCCTTACTGCAATCAAGAAATCAATTGAAGCAGGGCCTCCGCCGGGTGATATAATTCCCGGAACGAAGGTGAAAAGAGTTTATCGCTGTAAGGAATGTGGAGCAACCTTCACTTCTGTTTACCATTTGACAAAGCATAAGCGAGAGGCTCATCCAGTCATTGCTGAAGAGAAGATTGAGAAGATAGAGGAAAGTAAGGAGGTTGATTCAAATGGCCAAGAAGAAATCAAAGAAGAAACTTCCAGCCCAGCAGATTAAGGCTGCTATCCAGAAGCGAGGTACAGAAGGTACTTTCAGAGAATGGTGTAAGAGACATGGTTTCAGTGGAGGAAATGCAGCTTGCGCCAACTACGCTCTCAGGCAGTATAAGAAAGGCAAAGTGTCAAAAGATATCATGGAGAAAGCTCGTACTGCCAAGGCTTTTGCTTCAATGAGGAAGAAGAAAAAGTAGGAGGTGTAAAGAATGGCCTTCCGGCCTTACAATAGTGGTATATGGGAAGGTGGGAATAAGATTGCAACTGTTGATGGTGCTTCGAGTCCTGTTAGTTCCCCTCTTGCAGTAGATACTACTACAATCAAGACTCTTACCGTTCCCAGTAATGCTGTTTCTTTGATCATTTCGGGTTCGGTTGCACTGCGGATAAGCGAGGATGATGATATGAACTCTTATTTTGTGTTGCCTGCGGATACTCCTCTTCATCTTGATGTAGCTGATGAGGATTACGTCTACGTAAGGGGAGATAGTGCTTCGGGTGATTGCTATTTTGTATTTCAGCTAATATAGGCTGAGGTGGAAAGTAAATGCCGGAGCTTGAAAATTATCTCTCATTTGTTCCACAATGGCCTTACGGTATGGGATATAGTGACTTGTTTCCCCCAAACCGATATTTAGAATCACCGCTTTTTCGTAAATACCGTGCTTATCGTCCTCCAGCATTGCTTTTACCACCTTCTTATTTCTGGATGCCAGTAATGCCAATTCCTGATGTTTTATATCCGTCATTTGATCGTTATTTCCCGCCGTCTGGGGTTAATCCATTTTTTGATGGTGCTAATCTTCTTTTGATAACGAGAATAAGTCCGGTATTGGAGGAGATGCTGGGATGAGTGGAGGTGTAGACTAAATATGAACTTTGGGCAAGCAGTGCAAGAAGTACTTCGGTGGGTTGACTGGAATGGCAGTAATGCTGAAACTTTAGCTAAATCTTGGCTGAATCGGACACGAGAGGACATCGCCACAAAATTCAACTTCGAATTCCTCTTTACAATAGCCACTGCCACTACTACCTCCTCCAATACTTATAACTTCCCAGATGATCTTCTTGATCATCTTATGATTTTCATTGATGATGAGGATGGCAATCCTATTTTAATTTATGAAATGACGCCCGGTTACTGGGCTAATCTCGTAAAAGTACCTTCTCCTCTTGACCTTTCGGCAGATACACCTCCTTATAGAGTCCTTCTTCAGGGGAATTATTTCCGCATCATCCCCGATCCTCCTTCAGGTCGCACCCTCACGCTCTGGTATTACCGCTGCCCAGAGACTCTTACAAATGATACCGATACTGATTACTTCCTAACCACTTACGGTGAGACAGTCGTATGGGGTGCTGCTTGGAGAGGAGCGGTTTACCTTGACGATGAACAGAAAATTCCTAAATTCCGTGCTGCTTATGAGGATGGGATAAAGACGATGATAGCGAGGGAGAATAGAAAGAAAGCCGACCGAAAAGGAGTTGTGCGCTTCAAGACGTGGCGTGATTTTCCGCCAGCTACTATGAGAAGAATCTTTGGAGTTTTTTAAGAGGTGGTGAAGGATGGCAACCTGGAATAAGAATACTCCAACTGGTAATGATCCGGTAAGATTGGGTGACGATGAGATAAGGAATATGAAAGATTATCTTGAGGATGCTTTGTCAAGAGAGCATACCTTCCCAGGCACTTATGGCGATGATGCAGGGAAACATTTACCGGGACGTGTAGGTGTGCTCTTCGTTGGGACTACCACTGAAATAAACAATTTGTCCTCACCACCTGAAGGAGCAATTGCTCTTGATACTGATACGGGAGAATTGAAACGTTATGATGGAAGCTCTTGGCAGGTAATTGGACAAATAGTTTATACAGGAACTGACCAAACGGTTACAGGTACAAAGACTTTTAATCCCAGTGGTGCTCCTTTTGCGATTGGTTCAAATGCAGAAGGGCAACTGGTGAGCGGATTGAATGCAGATCTGGTTGACGGTCAGCATGCATCTGCTTTTGCCAAGACTGATTTGTCTAATGTTGATGATTCTACTGTCTTGAACAAGGTAAAAAGTGTCGATGGAGCGGATTCTGGTCTTGACGCAGATTTGTTGGATGGTCAACATGCTTCTGCTTTTGCCAAGACTGATTTGTCTAATGTTTCTGACTCCACTGTTTTGAACAAAGTAAAAAATGTTGATGGTTCTGGATCTGGGTTAGATGCCGATCTGGTGGACGGTCAGCATGCATCTGCTTTCTTACGAAGGGATGGGTCTAATTCTCCTACCGCTAATGTAAATTGGGGAGGATATAAAATCACTAATCTGGCTGATCCAGTTAATGCGCAGGATGCTGCTACCAAGAATTATGTCGACAGTCAAGGAGTAGGAGTTCATGGTAATGCTGCTCACGATCCAGATTTTCTTGCTGTTGATGGAAGCAATTCCCCTTCGGCTGATATTAGCTGGGGAAATCACAAGATAACTAATTTGGCTGATCCAGTTAATGCGCAGGATGCTGCTACGAAGGCTTATGCTGATACCAAGGCCGATACTGATTTGAGTAATGTGAGTGATTCTACTGTCTTGAACAAAGTGAAAAACGTAGATGGAGCGGATTCTGGTCTTGATGCAGATTTGTTAGACGGTCAGCATGCATCTGCCTTCTTGCGAAGAGATGGAAGCAATTCTCCTTCAGCTAACATAAACTGGGGTGGATACAGGATTACCAACCTCGCTGACCCAAGTGACGCACAAGACGCTGCTACCAAGGCGTACGTTGATAGCCAAGCTGGCACCACCATCCCGGATGGTTCGGTAACACAGGCAAAACTGAAAACATCAGTAGGAAGTGTTTCAACAACAAGTGACTCGGGTGAGGATCTGACTCTTCCTGGAGGAGAGTATGGTTTTTATCCTCAATTGAAGAATGAAAGTAGTTCTTATGCCGCATATTGGGGGTATGATAGTTCCGCGAGTCAGGCTAGGTGGGCGGCACGACAGTATGGAACATCATACGCAACTCGTATTCAATTGTCTGCTGGTGGTGGCATAGCAGGTTATGCCCAGCAAAGGTATGTAACTTCTTCCGGTGAGGTTTTTTGGATCTTTCTTCTCAGAGATAAGCAAACAGGGCGCATAATTGCTGGTTATCAAGCTCCTGATCATCCCTGCTTCGGTAATGGTAACGACCCTGTCCTCGTTCCTCACCCGTTTGGGAATTATGACCCTGAGAAGCATGAGATTGTTGTCATCAACCCAACCATTGAGCAACTGAAGGAGATGAAAGCCTTGTGTCGGCCTCGACGGATAGGGCAACCTAAAAGGGATTTATTGGAACTTTTTCATGGATGGGATGAAGGTGGAAAGAGAGCTGATCCACTTTATGAAGTGGACGACAGGTATGAACTTGAGTATCCTCATCGGGAGATCACAATTGGGATTGTGGAAGATGAAGATGAAAGACCTTTATGGTTACGACAAGAAGCAAAGATTATTAAAGTTCCCATTCATAAATACCAGCCAGAGTTTGTAAAAGTGCGACCTTTGAAGCGGATTAATTATACAATATTGCGGTAAAAGATGGCAGAACAAGTTTTTATACTTGATGATTTTTCAGGCGGTCTTCGATATGGATTTGCTAATCAGGAAGTCAAAGTGACTGAAGGTGTACTCTTTGAAAATGTTCTCTCAATGCCTCATAATTATTTACGCTCTCGCTCTGGTTATGTAAAAAAGAACACCGGAGGGAAGCCAGGCAAAGGCGCTTGGATAAATGGTATTTCTCAATTTTGGGATGCTGATGGTAACACTCACTTAGTTTGCACCACGTGTGAAGATCCAACCAATGGTGTTACTGGAGCAGGAATTTTTAAGTTTAATGACAATACAAAAGATTTTACCGATCTTACTGGATCAACTATAACTTGGAACCCAGGGCCAGAAGATTTGACTTTCTTTGACTCTTTTAGTGGCTGTCTTGTTATGGTTAATGGAAAGAATTATCCTGTGATCTGGGATGGCAAATCATCTGAAGTACAACAATTTGGAGTCAATTTTTCTATTACCGGTACTAATTGTATTCCTAAATATATCCGAGCTTATAAACAGTTCTTGTTCTTTGGTTATACGATAGAAGATGATATCATATACAATTCTCGTATCCGTTGGTGTGAACCAGCAGATATTACTCAATGGCCGGAGAACAACTACATTGATCTTGACGCAGATGACGGGGATATCATTACTGGGATGGAATTGATAAGTGATTGGTTAGCTGTCTTTAAGGAACGTAAGATATTCATTGTTGGTTACAGTGGTGGGGAGCAGGTGTTTGAAGCCCGGCTTGTGATAGATGGCCGTGGGTGTTCTTCTGGTGCTTCACTTACAGCTATTTACAATGACCTTATTTTCCTTGCTGAAGACGGAATTTACTCTTTTGATGGTACTGTCAATATTGAAGAGATCTCAGCTAAAATAAAACCGCTGATCCTTGAGATCAATCCGGATAAACGTCATCTTGTGCAATCTGCTCCTCTTGAGGAGCTGGATCAACTGTGGTTTGCCATTCCTCATCTTTCTTCTGAAAAGAATAATCGTGTTCTTATTTTGAATTATACCAACCCTGACGAAGAGTGTTGGTATGTATATGATATACCATGTAGTACTCTGGGATTTTATTACCGTGTTGGAGAACTTACTTGGGAGGATATGACTGAAGAATGGGATTCTTACGATTTCAAATGGGATGATCGGATGATGCTTTCTGCTACCAGTTTGCTCCTTTCAGCCGATTATGAGGGGAACTTGTACGATCATAATTCGGGAAACAATGATGATGGCTCTGCTTTTACTTCCAGATGGCAGAGTAAATATATAGATTTTGGTGCTCCATATCTCAATAAGAGACTCAAGAGGATAATTCTTTGGGTTGGGAAGGAAAGTGAAGGTAAGACACTTAAAGTTAAGCTATATAAAGATTATGATGAGCTCAATCCGAGTGAATTTACAGTAAATCTTTATGATTCCACATTTCCGAATAGGAATATTCTGGAGAGAAGGATTGATATGTCTGAGCAAGCACGGGAGTTCAAACTGGAGCTATATCAGGATGAGCTGAATGCATGCTGGTCAGTTTATAAAATTGCCTTCATATTTGACGTTAAGGGAAGGGTAATCAGGACATGATTCACCCACGCTACTTAACATCATGGGAGAAGTCTCAGCTTCCTATTTTGAATAGTATTATCTCCGATCTGATTCGACATGTCAATCGCTGGATCTTCGGAAGTGGGTATAAACACGACATTGAAGTTACAGATACTGGCCCAGCGGATACTGATTTTACTGTAAATCATAACCTTGGGTACCAGCCATCTGGTTGGATTTTGTATTATCAAGATAAGGCTGGAAGTTTGTATGTGGTTAGCTGGAATGAAACACAAGCAACTTTTAGATTCAGTGCTGCGAATGCACATATAAAATTTAGGTTGTTTTAATAAAGTGATTATGGCTTGGAGGAAGTATAATGAAAGCCTTCTTGGGTATGGATATCAGCCGTATGGGAATTCGTGGTTTGGTGGGCAATTGAGATGGACTGGGGCTTCTCTAAGTGATATTATTTGGGCAAGTGGGCTTGGGGAGGATAGTGCTTGGCAAAAGTCTTCCGAAAATGAAATTTTGTGGGATAATGAATCTTTTGATAAAAGTGGTTGGCTGAAAATCACTAACGATGGAGTCGAATGGAATGAAAGATCTTTCACTGTAAATGATTGGGAATGTTGTTCGGAGAAGGAAATTCAATGGAACAAGGAATTTTCTAATGAAGAAAATTGGAAAATACTATCTGGAAAGGAAACCCAATGGAATTATAACATTTCGGAGCAGATAGAATGGAAGAAGGAGGGGTAGAATGCCTTCTCGTACTACTAATTACAACCTATACAAACCCGATCTTGGTCAAACTGATCCAGAATGGGGGACTGGATTAAATCAGAATTTTGATACGATTGATTCAGAATTAAAAAATGCTGAGGATCATCGTAATCTAACCCCTTCCTCTTCTATTAAACCACATAATATATCGGAGGTTGATGAAACCGATACTGATGTTACTAAAAATAAGGTAGTATCTAATTCCTTAGCTAAAGGATGGGAGGATCATAAGAACTCGGTCATTGGTTCCTCCACTCCTCATAATATAGATCAGGTGAACGAAGCCGACACGGATACTACCAAGAACAGGCTCGTGAGTAATGCTCTTGCAAAGGGTTGGGAAGACCACAAGAACACCACCAGCGGCAATCCTCATGGGGTTGACTTTGTAGAGCTGGACGATGCCCCTTCGGATTACACAGACCAAGCGGGAAAAGCTGTTGTGGTGAAGTCGACGGAGGATGGGGTAGAGTTTAGCAACCCCGCTCCTGCTGCTCATGGGCCAAGCCATGAGCTTAATGGTAGCGATCAGATAGATGTCCGTGGCCTCCAAGGAGGATGGCTTACTGCCGACACGGAAGCAAATAGGCCAGCAGCAGGGACAAAGGATCGTTACTTTTATGCAACGGACACTGGAAAACTTTACTATGATGATGGAACCTCTTGGATTGAGATCACTCCGACTCCTGCTTCTCACGCTCCTTCCCATCAACCGGAGGGTTCTGATGCCCTTCCTACTGCTATTCCGGGTAACATCACCGAAGGAGCTACTGCTTCCGAAGGCACCTCAACCTCCTTTGCCCGTGCGGATCATGTGCATGGGACGCCTTCTGAGTGGACTCCGAA